CTTTTTTAATGATCTTCTGTTGGGTTGATATGCCTAACTCTTCCGAATATATCGTACCCGTGTCACCTACGTTGAAGTTAGCAATGTTAGTGAAATCCTTGTACATTTCGGAATTTTTTAGCTTGGCGACGTTCACAGTGTACGTGATAGTTGGTTCCCAATGTTCCTCGAAGTATTCGGACATATCGGAAGCTAATTCAGCAAAATTGCACTCATTGTAGTTGAACATCTTTCCTAACGAATAGTTGTGTGGATATTTTGGACTGCTGACATATGCAACGTCGTTGACATTGCCGTAGTTGTCAAAAGTGTGGAGATACGTACACAAATTAGAATAGTCCACGACCTCTTCAACTTCTAACATATTGATACCATGCACGATATTGAACGCATTGTCAACAGAACCCTCACGCCTATTGCATATAGAATAATAGAAGTTATCACGGTATAGTTCACCGTTTAGACGGTTAGCCACACAATTATCCTCACCTATCAAACACGCCACTGGTGACGTTAATTCATAACTAGTATCTAGTGAGATGGTGTTGGTTATATCGCTATAGTGGGTGAAAACATAGTCTAAATACACGCCGTCTATGTTGTCATCAAAAATTGAGTTGTGTATTTGGTCTAACGCACTTTGACCATTCAGTCCCGTGATATCACACGATTTTATGAGTTTGTGAGCCAAGTCGTAAAATACGTGTTGAGCGTTTGCGGTACGAGTAGCCACGCCATTAGACTTTAGTTTAGTAGTCTTTTTGTAAATCCTGAACAGCTGACCTAAAGCCTTAATAAAATTGAACTCTTTTATGGATAGCCATGCGTTGTCATTGTCCACTGGATGTTCCAATGTCAACTCGTATGTTCCGTTGAGTTCTTCCGTAACTGCACAACTGGTAGGTTGAAGTATTCTCAAACCGTTGTGTGAAAAGTTGGTTTCCACCATATCATATACGGTTATGTAGTTTGACTTTGGAATGTCTGTGATAATTATAGGTGTTCTAATAGCCTCATACTTCACTGGAATGTAGGATGTGCCATCACTATTTGCTAAGAAATAAGTGTCGTTAGTAGTACCTTGTAACGTAGTATCATCAGTATATATGGTGATGTATTCTAAATCGGTGCAATCCTGAAACGCATTTTTGTCATTTTCGGTTAAGCTCCTTGTATAGGCGTTCTTTTTGTTACCGAAATTAACTGATGTAAACTTCGCACCCACGCATGAAGATGCGGTAACCACTGCACCGCTAGGAACATTTAGTGTTGACATACTAGTAACATAGTAGAACGTTCCCGCCCCGATAGTCTTCAAACCATCGTCAAGGGTGGCATTGGTTATATACTTGTTACTTGCAAATATGCCATTGCCAATGGTCTCGAAGTCGGTAGTGGTATATGTAACTATGTATGTTCCGCCACTGCTGTAGCTATGTGTATTGTAGCCATATACATAATCAGTAACAGTACCGTCGCCCCAGTTTATAGTACCCGTAGTTGAACTATCTGTGGATATCGGCGAAAGTTGCAAATCGAAACTGCTATCACTATAAAATATGAACCTGTTGACCATGCTATAGCCACCTCTCATTCTTGTACACTTCTAGTGAAGTGATACTACCGTTAAAAGATATGGTGTTCATTCCAACTTGAAAGCGTGGTAAATCTCCAGCCGTTTGACTAAGAGCCACGACATTATCCTTGTAAGCCAATAGTCTACCTGTATCGATTGTAAGGTATTCACTGACGTACAAGGCTAAAGTCCCACCATTCACTATTAGATTGCCATTTCCGTTACCATAAACCTTGATTTTAGGCTCGGAGTAGTAGTTTCCGCCTACTTCGATACTAGTACTACCATTGATAACAATAGGATTATTGTCCACGGAATAACGGAACGGCTCACAAGTGAATTCAATGTTAATAGAGGATATATTATAGTTCATATAGTTTGGACTCACATTGGTACAAGTAGCATTGTAGTATTTTGTAACGTCGTCCGATACTATTAGCGTACCTTGAGCGTTTCCGCCATTCAGCCATGAGTACACGGACTCATAGCCTTGACGGTTTTTCAGTTGTAACTCAAAACTAATGCTTGTTGTGTCACGGATGTTCTTACACGTTGCCAAAGGCGTAGACCTATTTGGAATTGTAGTGTATTCAAACTGCATCATGGAGGCTGTAGGGAACGGAGTCTCTTTCACCCATCCGTATTGCAAACTAGATATTCCATTCCACAAAAAATAATTATACATTATGCCACTCCTACCCCCATATTTTGACTTTGTATATAGAAGTTAAGCTTTTCAGCAAGGGTTTCTATATCGTTGTCGTTATTGATGTAAATGTTAGCACCATTGAATAGACTTCCGTAGCTGTTGCTGTAAGAGTTACTAGTGTTGCTAACACTGCTCGTAGATTGACTATAACCCTTTAAGTCGGAGATTTCCGAGAAGTTTGGCATAGTTAAATTAGTCAAGCCACTAGACATGCTCATCGAAATGTTGCCGACATCTACCGCTTGAACCATGGTATCCGATAGGTCAGTGATTTCATCAGTAGCTAACTCTTTAACGTTAGGCATTTCACGTTGGAAACCCCATCCGATACCCTCAGCAGTAGGCGAACCGACTTCTTTGCCCATCAGTTTCGATGGTGAGTTGATATCGAAAATTTCTTTGAAACCAGCAACCCAGTTATCAACCCATTCTTGTCCTGATTGCGACATCCAACCCGACATATCATAGTTCATAAAGCCTGATAGGATACCCTCAACTATTGAAGTTCCTATGTCGTCCCAACGTTGACCGCTCATAAAGCTGTTGATTTGATTAAATAATGTTGTCGCAAAGTTAGCTAGTTTAGCTAAGTTTTCGATATCGCATAGGTACATTATCAAGTCACCTATGATTTTTAAAGCACCCTCTAGCAAGTCGCCAGTAGCCTCGCCAATGAAAGTTACTATCTTGTCCATGATTTTGTTAGCGGTATCTGTTAGCATTGGAAGATTGTCGACTATGTATCCTGCTAGTACTTCGATAATTTCGATAGCACCATCTATTAGTGTGTCCGCATTTTCGCTGATTGCATCCAGTAGCTTTATGATTATTTCAGCACCACACTCTATTAACATTGGCAAGTTGTCAACGATAAAGTCCGCTAAGCCTGTTACTATTTCCACTGCACCATCGACTAACATATCTAAGTTATCTACTATAAACGTGGTAAGGGTTTCTAATAGAGATATTGCCACTGGTATCAACTCTGGTAAGAAGTCCATAATGGCTGTAGCTATCTTCAAAACAATTTCCAAAGCGGACTGTAGCAACGATGGCAAGGATTCTATAATACCGTTGGCTAAAGTTATTATTAAGTCTCCAGCGACATCGGTTATCACGCCTATATTTTTATTGATATTTTCGGCTAGTCCATTGACTAGATTGAAAGCTGTTTCGACTAGTCCACCCTCACCAATGCCCAAAAGGATAGCGTCCACTATGTCTAAACCAGTGGCGGTAAAAAAGTCAAGGTTTTCTAAGAACACGTCCACAATGTCGCCCACAAGTTCGGATATAGTAGTCACAACTATATTAACATCTGAACCTATTCCACTAACCAATTCTTTAACTATCGAAATGCCAACGTTTAGGAATTGTTTTGTGTTGTTCCTAAAGAAGTACATAACTTTTTGTAGCACAGTGGTTATCTGTGGGCGGATGGTATTCGCCGTTTGAACTATTCCAGTAGCGATAGTCTTTAGGATACTCTTACCCATGTTTATAACACTAGGTAATACCTTATTCAAGCCAGTGTTTAGTGCCTCCACAAGAACTGGCATGGAATCCTGAATGTTGTTACTAGCACTCGTCAAGCCGTTCATAAAGGCGACAATTAGGTTACTAGAACTAGATACAAGCATTGGGGCGGAATCCGTAACAGTATCAATAATATTGTTGACTAAGTTCCAGAAACTCATAGTAGCCACGGGTAGCATTTGACCCACTACTTGCGGAAATACGTCTATAGCACCCTCTACTAAGTTTTCGATAACTGAGTTGAATACCATTTCGTAACCAGTAAAAGCGTCGAGTATCTCTGGAAACGCCGTTTGAAACTTTTCGACTAAACCCTCCCTAAAGGATGTGATGTTGTCCATCATACCAGTCCAATCTAGACCAGCCTCAATACTTGCATTCAAGTCGGACATGAGTTCGGAAACGGACTGCACTACCTCACGGAATGGTGTCTCTATATAGTCAAATATAGCTAAACCCACGCCCTGTGTAGCAGATTCCAAGATGGTCAAGTCACCCGATAGGTTATCCAGTTTAACTTCCGCCATTGCCTCCGCTGACCCTGCACAGTCGTCAATACTAGCCTTTAGGCTCTCAAACTCTTCATCTGTGGTGTTGACCAATGCCAACATACTTGCTACTTGATTCTTACCGAATAGCGTAGAGGCATCGGAAATCAATTGCAACTGTTCGTTGTTTCCTGATAGCTCTTCTTCTAAGTCCTCATAATCTTTTAGGTTACCATCAGCGTCAACTAGTTCAGCAGATACACCCTTTAAGCCGTTTCTTAGTTGTTCCAACATATCGGCAAAGCCTAAGGTGTTGCCGTCTTCATCGGATAGCGAAATGTTCAACCTGTTCATGACTTCGGTCATGTCGGCTGTTGGACTTGCTAAACGTGACAACGACGTTTTTAGAGCATTACCTGCTTGTTCGCCCTTAACACCTGCATTAGCCATTACACCTAAAGCCAAAGCAACATCATCAATGGAGTAGCTCAAACTATTAGCCATAGGTGCAACATATTTGAATGCCTCACCTAGTTGTTCGACGTCAGTGTTGGATGATGTAGTGGTTTTGGCTAAAACGTCGGCAAAGTGTTCTACGTTTTCGGTAGAGATTTCTTCGCCGAATGCGGTCATGGCGTCAGTAACTATGTCGGACACCGTACCCAATTCAGCACCAGTGGCGGATGTTAGGTTTACGATGGAATCAACACTTGCAACCATCTTGTCGACACCATCCGAACCCCAACCAGCCATAGCCATGTACTCGAATGCTTCGCCTACTTCTGTAGCCGTGAACGATGTCGTAGCACCTAATTCTTTTGCCTTAGCCTCAAGTTCTTCCATGTTCGCCACTGACTGTTCCGAACCGTCAGTGTAACCAGCCAACGCTTGAACCGTGGACATCTGTTCTGTGAAATCCTTACCTATAGAAACGGCATAACCGCCTATAGCGGTCAGTGAGCCTGTAATAGCTGTAGCGTAACCCTCAAACGCCTTTGTAGAAGTCTCCACGGCACTTGTAATTGCCTCGATACTAGCAGTAGATATGCTCTTTAATGCTGTGCCTATACCCTCAATACTAGTAGTTAAGGCGTTTAGACTTATCTTACTAAGTTCTTTTAGTGCACTTCCTAAGGTTTCTACCGCCTTAGAGTTCTCTTTTTGTTTGCTAGTATTCTTTTCAGTTTCGGATGAGTTCTCTTTGACTTTGCTACTATTCTTTTCGGTTTCGGACGAATTTTCTTTAAGTTGTTTGTTCGCCGTTTGGGATGTATCCGTTAGTTTTTTATATTGTTGCTCGGTTTGAACTAGTTGCTTTTGAAAATCATAGTAAGCATCCGCCCCGATGTCGCCGTTTTTGTATTGTTCCTCTACCTGACCTTGAACGCTTTTCAAGGTTTGCAACTTTTGCGAAACTTGTTCTACACTCTGTGCCAATAGTTTCTCTTTTTCAGCAAGGTAAGTGACGTTAGTAGGGTCTAGTTTGATAAGTTCATCTACTTTTTTGAGATTCTTCTGTGTGGTTTTGATTTCGCTATTTACATCCTTTAGGGCATTGCCTAAAGATTTAGTGTTTCCCTCAATCTTTACCTGAATACCCTTGATAGTTTCCGCCATACTCAGTCACCTCTGCTTTCATACTCTGCGATGGAATCCATAAAGGACTTGTACTTTTGTTCGGCAATCTGTCCTTTTTGATACAAAACTTCAACTTCGGGTTGCATCTTCTTTAGCTTATTGTATTGTTGTTCGGGGTCAGTGACGTGTTCACCACGCATTTTGCGTGTTAGCCTATCATCTGCATAGCAGAAATTAATTAGCATACCTATTGTGAACTTGTCAAAATCAGCAACGGACAAACCCCTTTTTATTAAAATAGCGACGAACTCCTCAGTAGTTGGGAACTCGTCGCTTTTTCGTCCGTTGCTTACACGTTTTTTCTATCCACAGTGAAGTTAGCGTTGATTAGTCCAAAAATCTCCTTGAACACATCAAACACGGGGAACTCGTCGAATCCGTCTAACCACTCCACCACGTCGGATGGTATAGTAGGGTCAGCGATTTTCGCCATAGTCCACGCAATATTAAAGAAAACTTCCGTATCTAGTTGACTTAGGTCTACTTTCTTTTCCTTGTTCTTTTCCTTTTTATCCTTATCATTGTCGGGGAATATGCTACTTTGCAACTTGCCGAAATCGGCTAAGAAGTCGCGTCCAAACTGTGCCTTGTATCTAAGCATTAGTGAGCCATTGGACTTAAAAGGCACTTTCTTGCCACTGATATCTAAAACTTTTTCCATGATTCTGCACCTCATCATCTATTAAGCACTTTGCTTTTCATTAGTTGGCTCTGGTAGTTCATCGAATAGTTCTTGACCCTCAAAACTCCAACGCACAAGTCTGTCCGTGGAACGTGGACGTGATGCCAAATCATACTGTGGGAACTGGAAGTCTACCTTACCCTCTGTGGTCTTACCGCTCTTAGTAGGACGCTTGTTAATCTTAGTGTAGTAGTAGATTGTAGTCTTACCAGTGCCGTCGGTGGTATCTTCACAAATGATTAGTGCAAAGTAAGGATATACACCATTGTTAGCGTATTCGGCAATACCAGCCTTGTCTGTAGTCTTATCAAAGCCATACCAGTTTGCCTCGATGTTGTCTGTAATAGCTAGTAAGGTCAAACTGATATCGTAGCCGTTGTTGTCCTCTTGTGAGTATACACAAATACCATCAGCGTATACCTCAGTTACTTCGCCATTTGGTTCAGCGGAGTATTCTCTACCACCTGATTCAAATGTAGGTAGCCACACAACTTTATCATATGTAACAGCTGTGTCTGTAACGGTAGCCATGGCATAACCTATTTTTGATATGGATTTCATTAGATTTTGAGCCATCTTTATTTTTCTCCTTTCGAGACATAATCCTCAAACCTATAACATATAAGTTCGATATTTTCATCTTCTACGTATTGGTATGAGATATCTTTTTCGTAAGATATCCTGTTATTTGTCAATACATCTTCTAACTGGTTTGGACTTGTTAAGTCCGTTTTTGATTTGAATAGGCACACTATATAGGATGTTATTTCACCTATTGTCACGCCATCAGCGTATACTCCACGGATGTTTTCCACTTCATAACACACGTAAGGCGGAATTATAGCACTATTAAACCTAACTGATGATACCTTATAACCAGTTTGCTTTAGAATGTTGTAAAGTTCGGATTTAGTCATTGTATACACCTACTTAATCTTCTTGATACGCTTTTCAATCTCTATTGGAAGTTGCTTTATGGCGTACTCTTCACCAAATTTAATATGTGGGTACGCCTTAGAATTTCCACTCTTGCCGTTGACGTTGTACTTATGTCCGTCTTCCAACAAGTGCGTCAATGTGTAGTATGGATATCTTACGTACCACGTTTTGCTGTGTATACCTAACGATTCCTCTATAGTTTTGACCTTAAAAGCCTTAACATACTCGCCAGTAGAACGCCCACTCTTAATAGCTACACGCTTAGTGCGTCCATTGATTTTAATCATGGCATATTTTTTTACGGTGGGCGTACTGGCTGTGCTGTTGAACTTTACGTTTGCCTTAATGACTTTATTCGTTTCTCTTGCAACCTTTGCGACTGCTAACTTTGTAGCCTTGTCAACATCTTCGTTGTAGTCGTTGAGTTGTTTCTTAATGGCGGTTGCCATTTCTTCTATATCGATACCGTTAGACATCCTTAGCCACCGCCCTAAAGCGTATTTCATTGTGTAGATACTTCACATCATCCGCTAAGGACTTGATTTCATATTGTCGCCCATCGAATAATATTTGATACTCGTAAGGGTTCACAACTGAAACCTTTTTGCAATATCTAACACGGAATAGAACGGTATCAGTAGCGTTTTCACGCCTAATGTCACCGCCGTAGGTTTCGGAAGATATTCCAGTAGAACCTGGTTTGGCGTTATTAACATAGGCGTGGCACTTATAGTAATCGTCCCAAACTTCAACCTCATTGCCCTCAACGTCAACGTCTGTGGTTTTGGATTGAAAAGTTATAACGTGCCTGTAGTCACCTGTCATAATAACACCACCTAAAAATAGTTTACCCTGTGTGCATTAAGAATAAAATCCGTAGTAGGATTTACCTTGTTAACTGACACGGTAGTTTGTCTATTGTCGTACATATCGGAAACTAGACAAAGAAAAGCGATTGACACATCCTCGTACTGGTTTAACTCTTCAAGGGTCAAACCAGTGTGGGATACTATATAAGCCATAGCGGATGGCATTATTACATCCGATATGAGTTTGTCGTCGTCATCAAAATCTATGTGAGTGTAGCTTTTGACGGTATCTAGAGTAATATCCAGTAACTTCATAACTTAAACTACTTAGAACTTGATACCGTTAGCACTGCTAACTTCTGTTGCTCGATAGGCTTACCATCTAATTCAGCATAGCCGTATACGCCAACAGCGTGTTTTAGTGCGAATTGTTCGTATAACACGTTGATTTCTAAGTCTTGTGAGAACTTGAACCAGTAACCACTCAAATCACCATAGAATAGAGTATCATCTGGTATGTTCATGTCAAGGTAGACTTTTTGACCTAGGATACTCCATCCGTAACCTTGTGTAAGGTCTGGGTTTAGTAGACTCCTACCATTAGCATCTTTGAGTAACTTGCACTTTAGAAGTGTTGACCTATTCATAAGCCATACGGAATTAGCTTGATACTCTGTAGGTATGGAATTTTGAATAGTAATTAGTGCGGAATCGTCTAGTTTTGTAACGGAAGTAGTATTGGCTACCGCACCATCGGAGAACAAACCCACAATCTTTTCAGAGCCTACAAAACCCTCCTTGGATAGAACCTTTGAAAAGCCTAAAGCTACTCTATCAATTATGTAGGATAGCAAGTCAAAATCAGTGTTGTTTAGTAAGCTCTTGCTCACAATAGCCAAAGAACCAAAGATATAGTTTCCTAAGGTGATGGAATCGAACTTACCAACGTTAGAAGTTAGTTCGGTCAAATCTTCAACGTAACCTGCAACTACGTCTGTAGTGTCGTCGTACACTGGAACGGATAGCTCACCCTTAACGTGAACCACTGTAGCAAGTTCGAGAATTGGGCAAAGTTCGTATACTCTAGCAATGATACGATTTGCTATGCTCTTAGGAATTACGGCACCATTGGTGGAAACGTCTAAGGCGGAAGCGTCCTTATTTTTGACGAAAGATAGAAAATTCTTCTCTTCCTTGTTGGGTTGTTCGTCTTCGGAAAAGTTCTCTTGTGGTGCAAAATCCTCAAAAGAGCGTCTTTTGTTCTCAATTTGGATGGTTCTGTCGATATCGTCAACAGCCTTCATCTTTTCACAGATGATGGTTTCCTCATCCTTGTTGATAGTCCTTTTCTCCACCTCTACGGAATTACATAGGGTTTCGAGTTCGTTTAAGAGTTCATTTCTTTGCTCTTGTAGAGCCTTGATGTTGATAGCCATAGTTAATTTCCTTTCTTTTTTAGAATTTCTATGCGTAATCTAGCAATTTGTAAACTAGAATTATCGACACTGATGTTTTCGGTTTTGGGTTCGCCCTGATTGAATTGTTTCGTGACTCCAGCGTTCACTTGTGCTGGAACGGCAACGAAACTCCATTCATAGGCATCTGTAGCACCATCCAAAATGGTGTAACATAGTTGTGAGTCGTATTCCTTGCCCTTTTTGTGTGGACAAGCCTCTTTTAGCCTATCTCTATCACATATGGAACATCTATGTGTATTCACGGAACAAGATACGCTAACCTCTTTTTTGATACCGCCATCAATTTCTTTGATAAAGTCCTCGTTGGCGGATGTCTTCACCATGTAGGCGTAGCCTTGCAAAAATTTGTAGGGTCTGCCGTCCTTAGTAGTCCTGAGTGTATCTGGTACTACTTCTGTGTCGAATATTCTTGCTACTTGATTCGTAGCTTTAGCCGTGTGGTCAAATATACCCGTTTTCCCTACGAATAAGTCTTTGAGTTGTTCCAGTGTCTCATCGGAAAACACTTCAAGGTCACGGTCTATGTCGTTGTCGCATAGGTGAACTTTGAAAATATACACATCTTCAGCACTTAGTGGCGAATTAGTGAATCTGTTCACCTTTTCAAGCATTTCTTCTGTTATTTCCACTTAAATCACTCCTCTTGGTTTGGTCTAGTGGTTTGATTTGTATTAGGTGTGTAAACTTCTCCAGTGTTTGGATAGTATAACACATCATTCAAGCCTAATTTTATGAAGTTCAAGCCTAAAGGCGACATATTTTCGATACGTCTAACCTCGTCAACTTGCATGAAGTCAGCCTCTATAGCTGTCTTGTAAGCCTCGAAACGTGTCTTGATGTCATCCTTTAGAATTTCCGTAGTATCAAATGCCCAATAGTATGTGCTTTTCTCGGATTCCAACAAGTTTGACTTGTTCAACGCCGTTTCTATGGCGTGAAGTATCGGAAAAATTGTCGTCTTGAACGTTCCTGATATTACATCATCTTTGGCAGTACCGTTTATTATAGTATCGGACAAGCCAAACAGTAAAAGCACATCGTCGTTGATAGCCTTACGATTTTCGTTTAGCTGTAGTTCAACAGCGGTGTTGGAACTCTCTTTGAAGTCCATACCAGCGTTTAAAATTAACATATTTTCGCCGTTTTCAGCGTTGTAGAAGTTTCTCCAACCCTCTTTGATTCTTTTCATTTCGGGTTCAGCGTGGTTTTTGTCCAGTTTGAGAAATCCCTTTTTGTTTCCGCCGTTCTTGACCATCCGTCCAGTGAACACCATCAAATTATAAGCTATGGCTAATATTTGTGTGTTCTCCTGTAGGATACCTCTGCCATAAACGCCATCCTTAGACGAACGCAAAATTTTTATGAACTGTTCATCTTCGTAGCGTTCACCATTGATGTAATAGTAACAATCCTTGAAGATAGGGTCGTTATTGGTGACCCTGCTAACTTTTCGGCAATCTACATAGTGATAACTTACAACCTTGTTTCTATGTTTGTTTATGTAGATGTAGCCGTTTCCATCTAGTAAGTAGTCAGTAACGAACGATTTCCACATTTGGTGACAATCTAAGGTGTCGCCAGTATCGCCATTTAGACGTTTTACTCTAATATCTTCATCTTCGGAAACACGTTCGATAGTGTTGTCTTCCTTGATTCTGTACAAGGCTATAGGAATACTGGAAATTTGGTTAGTAATATAGTTAATCGCTGAATTAACTACTGGTATCTCCAATGCCTTGTCCTTAGTAACGTCTTCACCATTGAAAAGTGCAGTCAAAACGTTGCTTTCGGTAGTCTCGATAGATAAACTTTTCTCTTTCTTTCCGCCTAGACGGAAAATTTTCTTCAAAATATCCATGTTTTCCGCCTTTCTAACTAGTAATATACCACAAAATCGTCATGGTTTAGGATATCCTGCTGTAGAAGATACATAGCATTGATTAAAGCCACTACCATGTCTACCTTACCACTAGATTTCTTCTTATTGACGTATTTGTTAAGGTTTGTGTCGTAGGTACAACGGGAATTTTCAAAATTAATCTCTAAAAGTCTGTTGTCGTCATACCTAAACTTTTTTTCGGAAATATACTCATATAGTAGCTTAGTTGGACTTGATAGTATGCTTGAATGTTGTCGAATTTCCACGCATTCGATAGGATTTTCGGCACTTTCCCACTTTTGCACACTACTTATGGCGTTCCAACGGTCAAAACCTAGTTGAACTATCTCAACGCCGTACTTTTCGGGTAAGGATAACACAAAATTTTCGACGAAATTGTAATCGATAATTTCATCACCACAAGCGAAACAATCTCCACGGGTGATTAATCTGTTGTAGTCTACACGTTCTTTGTTATTCTTAAATTCAATCTTCCCCTCTGGAACGAATCCGAAAACCTTAGCATATATGATACCATCAACGATAGTAACCATAGCAACAGCGGTGTTGTCATCCGTTTGAGATAAGTCCACGCCCAAAAATACCTTTTTGCCTTGCCAAAATTCCAAATCTTCTGAAATTTTGCACTGCTTTACCTTTTCGATATCTATGTAACCCTCAGTTCCTAAACCCTTAAACATGATATTGTTGTGCTTACACAAGTAGTTTTCTTTCTTGTTTGGGTAGAGGATAGCCATCTCACGCTTTTTCTTGATGTTGCTGAACACTTTAGGCATAGAATAGGCTACTGGATTTGATTGATATATGACTAAATCGTCAGTCTCCCACGACTTTCTAAGGTTGTCGTCAGGCTCGTATAGTAACGAAAAATAGCGGTTATCTTCTGATAAACCATCCAGAACACGCTTAGCATAGTCAATCTCGTCAATCATAACGTTGTTGTCGTTCGGATACTGTGTGGATATGATAATACCTAGTTTGTTATCAATGGTTATTTGCGACGAACGCATAGCCTCCACTGGATACTCATCCAATGCCCCAGCCTCATCGGCTAAGAACATATTAGCTAAACGGCTATCCATACGGTCTTTGGAATACGCTAACGGTGTAAATTCGCTATCGGTAGGCTTACAGACTACTTGTTTTACCTTGATACGGAAATGTTTCTGTAAGCATGGCGATACTGAAATAATTTTTCTAATATGCACCTTTAATTCGCTTGAAACGTCCAAATCTGGTGCTACCGCAAAGAATCTTGAAAATTTAGGTTCTGTAAGCATACCCATTATGAATATTATAGCAGAATTGAATGTTTTGAAGTTCTTTCTACATATCTCTAATAATGCGGTTTCGTAGTACCGTGACCCATCTTCTTTGGACTTCGTGCAAAACACCGCTACGATAAGAAACCATGCATAATCCTCCATGCCCTCGTAGATGGAACATCTCAAATCAGGATGAACCATAAGCTTTAAGATTTTGCAAATCTTAGAGAACGCCTTTTCATCAACACAAGCCACATCGGAACAACCGTCAGCGATTTTTAGCCACTGTTCGGCTTGTTTCTTGACGTACACACCAACGTACTTGTTGTTGACTTCTGTACACCACTTCGCATACTTGTAAGCCTTGCTGTCCTTAATCGTCATTTAGCAACACTTCCAACAAAGGGTCAACCTCGTTTGACTGAATGTTGATATTAGCTAATTTAGCACGGCTCTGTGGTGATAGTGATAACTCGTTACAATACCTAAAGAAGTCTTTGGAGTACTTGTCCTTTGATGCCATAAAAGTTTTATCGTTCAGCAAGTCGGTATTTTCGTTGATTGCGGTCTCCATCATCTGTATGCGGTCGATAGCTATAGCACAATTAGTGAGAACGTACACGTCCAAATTGCCTAGAATGCCACTCGCTTGTAGATTCTCCAAAATATACTTAAAGATTCTTTTTTGAGATAGAGTCAAGTACTTAGGTGGTTTGAGCTTGTCGCAATTCCCCTTGAGATTTTCTTCTCCAGTCTGTCTTTTAGACTTCTCGTCATTGGTCAAATGCCTACTGGTTAGGTTGATACTCTTAGTAGGTCGAGCCATAAAAAAATCACCTCGATTCACGTAGTAGTGTGGGTTTCATTTCGGGAAAATTTTTTAAACGAAACCTCAGCAGTTGGTGTAGAGCGTTTTTTGACGTATTTACGTCATAGCAGGGGGGGATTGCTCCCGTTGACCATCTCCATCAGCTCCTGAGCTGGAATCTTCCCCGAATCCGCCAACTTGTGGTGGTAGTTGCACAACGTGATAAGGTTTGAGTTGTCCAATCGCCTACTAAAGTCTTGCTGTAGCGGAATTATATGGTGTACTGACACCTTACGATTTGCATATGCATTGATGTCCACGCCCACGGCTCTAATACAAACTTGACATAGGTACAAGTCACGCTCTTTTATTTCTGTTCGTTTCTTTTGCCATAGCATTGTTGAGCGGAACTTGTCCGCCTCGGAGTTGCGAATGCGTGTAGACATTAGCCTTTTGGCTTTCGCTTGACACATATAGTTGAGTGCGTGGATTTTGCCACAATAACTACATGACCTCTTCACGCCTAGCACCTCCCAAATGCGTTATAAATTGACCGCCCTATGTGTATAGAGCGGTTTCCCAATGTACCAAAATATTATAAGAAGATTTATCTTTATCATTTTCACTATTCGTTATTATAAGTATACCACACTCCAATAGTGAAATTCAATGAAATGTTTTTGCGATGTTCTGTATTGCAACCCTACGGATGTTATGTACTTGTCTAACGGAATATCCTAAACGTTCGGCTATATTTTCGTAAGTGTGGTAGTTGATATAGTGTTCGATTAACACTAGTTTTTGTGTGCCATCCGTAAGGACATCTATCAAAGACTTTGCATCCTCCTTAGCTTGGATTAAGTCGTCCCATTCGTTTTTGAGCCTATCACGATAACCAAGGTATTTGTCGAGTGAGTATTCAAACGTGCTTTGGTTAGAACCGCCCACGTTGCTATAGCTTGGTGTACACTTGTATAATCTACTCTCCATGGTAGCCAGTTCTTCTTCTAAGCATGAGATTCTACCATCCAAGTAGTATACGTTCTTTAGTTGTTTCTTGACTTCATCAGTAGTCATGACTTGCTCCTTTCTTTCACCTACGCATTATAGCAATCGCCTTGAATATACGCCCTTAAAGCCGTGTCATAGTCGACATTAACGGCAATAGGAAAAGTCATTGCCTTATCGTCCTGAAATTCTGTAACCATATAAGCGTCATAAAACGTTGCGGATGTGTTATTGTTATCTAGATGTGCTGTAATCGCATAGTACACGCCCGACTCTTCACGTAAAGCGACTACAGTTCCAGCACGTCCAAGGATACAACCAAGATATAATCTTTTTTCATCCATCTCAAAAAACTCCTTTCATAGCTCTATAAAACACTAAAAACTTCATTTTCAGCTTAAAACAGTCCTAAAAAACCGCATAGGGTCAAATATATTTCGAAAAATCTCCGCCCTATTTGATTTTCTTGTACTTTTTCCGACACACTTCACACTCAACGTGCTTGTAGCCGTCGGGTAGTTTGGAGTCGCATCTTACACAATGGTGTAGACTTTTTCTCCAGTTTTGAGTATCCTTAACACTTTGAAGTCTTTTCGTAGCCTCTGCCACGTTCTTCTCAAGTTCGTCAACTGTAACGGTCAAAAACGGATTTTTCCCCATCGGTATGCTAACCATGATATCACCCCCAATCTACTCGACATCTTTTCTCATGATACCGCACTTTATGTACTCTTTTTCGGATTCCGTACGCCTTTTATTTACCGAGGCTATGCAATCGGGATGTGGACATACGAAACAACTTTCGGGTGGTTTGCATACGAAGTTCCCCGTGTAGTGTCGTTTGTAATAGTCTAACCATGAACAATATTCACCCCTTGTCACATAAATCACTCCTTTTTTCGAGCCTATTCTTAAAAAATCTTGGCTTAGTGGTGTAGTAGGCTTGACGTTGTCGGCAATATTCGCAGTACACAAAAGAATAATCCTTTGGTAAATCGTAACCACACATCGGACATCTATGGCTTTTGACCATACGCCAATATCGAGCTTTGGAACGTTCTTTTTGAGTCATAACTAACCACCCAACTTTCTAATGTTGCATTGTAGGAACGTTTCGTCACCAGTTAAGAGTGAAACCATCTCCAAACATTTTGATAACATCTCGTTTAAGTCGCCGGACTTGTTCACCTCAACACGTAATTGCTCCGATTTTTTGATACCATCCTGATAGAGCTTGTACACGTTAGCGGTTTGTGTGAAGTCTTCATACTCACGTTGTATTTGAGATTTCGCCTTTTTGCACTCTTCTAGAGTTAGCTTGTTATTCTTGTAAGCGTTGTAGAGTTCTCGAACTTTGTAGCAGTAAGCGAAATCTATCAAGCTAAGGGAGTCCAAACTGTCAGTAGAATTTGCAACCTTGTCTAACTTAGATTCATCCATAAATTTTAACCTCCTTTTCTGTAAAGGCTCTAGAACGCCTCACAAGCCGTATGTAGATTTAAGGGTATAACTTTGTGAAAAGTCGGGTACAATAGCCGTGTGGGTCATTCTAGAGCCTCTCAGCGATATATTCAAAAACATTTTTTAAATTCTAGAACGGTGGCTCTTCATAGACTACTGGTTGAGTACGTTCCCATCCGTAAACCTTAGAAACCTTATTGCCATACTGTGCAATCCTTTTGGACTTTTGAGAATACTCCAAATGTATCGGGTTTTTGTAGCTTATGAGTTTACCAGTAAGTCTATTTTTCGTGATGATTAGCTCACTGTCCCAGTTGAGTTTTTCGCCGTCCTTGCCCTTAGCTCTTGAATATACCATAACCACGTCAACACGGTTTGTTATATCCGCAGAACCCGAAATATCATCATTTTGAAAACCTCTATTTTCGTTACCTGATTCTTTCCTTGGATGTGCCACCAGAATGATGCACACGTTGTACTTACTAGCAATCTTCTTAAGGTTTCTCACAAATTCGGACTGTTTGCGGTATAGGTCGGAATTGTTTTCGCATTCCAAAGCGGTCATAAGGTTATCGATACAAATAAATCTCACGTTGTAACGGCATATTACATTCACGATGGTGTTTTCAAGGCTTGGCAAATCGTCGTCGATATAGTTGTTGTCGTAGATGTAAGCTCTATCACCTAGCCAAGCATCGATACTTGCACAAACGTTTTGCGGAACGCTGTAATACGTATCGCCTGTGGTAGTTTGGTTTTCGATTAAGTGATTGCCACCTGCTAATTGGTGAACCATCCAATCTTTAAAGTGGTAATCAGTAAGCTCACCTGAGTAGAAAAAGCAATTATAGCCTTGGTCTAAAGCTTCACAACCTAATTGCGACATAAACGTCGATTTACCCTCGCCACGCTTACCAGTCAGCAATATGACTTGACCAAAGTAGAAACCTCCGATAGTTCGGTCAATGAAGTCAATTCCTGTTGTGACGTGTTCCATGCTGTAGAGGTCGACGTTTTGGACATCTGCTAAACGCTTAACCGCATTGATTGGGATAACTTCCGCCTTACTTATGGCGATTTTAAGAGCCTCCGCTCCATATTTGCGGTAGATGTCGTTGGCATCCTTTTCGCCCAAATAGCAACTTTGTGGAATTACCTTAATCTTTTTTTGAGATAACCTAAGATTGAACTCGTCCACCAGTGTGATTTTGCCGTTCTCACAATCCCCCATGATGATAATCTCATCGAACTTGTTAATCCAATCGTAGCAGTGTTGTAGCCAAGTCATACCCTTTGCACCCGTCGGAACTGATACCGCATTTTTGATACCCGCATCCGCCAATGACAAGCTATCCATTTGACCCTCAGTTACCACAAGCGTTGTGAAGTCCTCACATTGATTCATACCAAATAGAATCTGCTTGGTTCCCGTCTCACACCATTCCTTTGAACCGTGAGTTTGTCCCTTAACGTAGTTAGCATTTCGATATTTCACGGATACCAACACGTTATTTTCATCATATAGCGGAAACACAATGTAGTTAGGGTTGTTCTTCTGTGTGGTGATGTTGTAACGTCTCGTGGTAGCCTCGGAAATTCCCCTTGACTGCATATAGGTTATTGCGTTGTCTCGTATGGTTATCGGATTTTGTGGTAGTTGTCTGTAGGTCTTCTGTGGGATGTAGTTGCGTTGGTTGAAGTCCAAACGATAACCCATATCTCTGCACAACTCCACAAAATGACCTTTTTTCCCACAACTTGCCCTGAAACATTTGAACGCTCCGTTCTGTAGGTTGATTGAAAACGTGTTCTTGTCGTTTGATTGACCTCCGTTGCAGTAAGGACAATGTTTGAAAAATAGTTCTTTACCTTTTTCCTTAACTTCCGCCCCTAGTGAATGAGCCAAATCGTAAATGTCTGAACGCTTAAGTTCGTAAGCCATAAGTATTACTCCTTTCAGTCTTGGATATTCCTAAAAATCTTTGCCCTCTGGTATATAGCCAAAGTCATAATTAGGGTCATACCTATCCATATTGTCGTGGTCAATATCTTGCGTAGCAAGGGAACCCTTATTTCTTTCTTCTTTATTTCTTATTTCTTTATTCTTATATTGTGGTCGATTTGCATCACTTTCGTGGGTCACTTGTGGGCGTTTTGCTGGTCGATTTGCGGGTCGTTCGTTGGCGTTCTGTGGGTCGCTTATTTGGAACTTATCATAGTTATTCAACGTATATACGGTGAAATTCGCACATGATTGCTGGGTCACTTCGTGGGTCATTTCTAGGTGCTTTAGTGCCGTTCTTGTTTGTCGCTCTGTTAACCCAGAGTGGGTCGCTAGTTGGCGTCTACTAGACACCAAACTGCCACGCTTTATTACTATTCCGTGCCATTCAACGTCCTCGATATTAGCACATAGCAACAGGTGTATATATAACACTTTGGTTGGGATATCTAAGTACCACTCCCAATTTAGTAGTTGACGATATAGCTTAATCCAACCGTTAGTCAACATAACAGTCACCATCCTTTCCAATATACCTTGCGGAGATATACTCCAAATCCTCGTCAGCCTTGAAGAGTTCCTCCATTAGTGTCCTTAACTGGTCTACGGTTTCGACTGTGTAGGCAACAGTCTTCCCACCATCCAAACTGATTTGATACATAAAAATCACCTTAACCTTTCATAAGGGGGTTTGAAACCTCAAAAAGTTGTACACAAACGTACAAGTTCAACTTTAAATTTTCTATGAACTTTCCCATCCTCCAACCTTGAGAACGTCCCCAAGGTTAGAAGTGGGTAGTATGTGTGACTAGTCGCCATCGTAGAGTTTACGACATTCGTCCATGCATTCTTCGCAAACACGATAGCCGTCAAGGTCATAGTAGTGTTCACCGCAGAGAATCTCACGGTCACACCAGTCACATAACATATGGCTGTGTGGCTCTTGACACTTCATGCAACCGTTGCATTCTCCACCATAGACACACGCAAAACTCATATAGTCACCCCCTCTTTGCAATATATTCCGCCCATGTTTCTTTGCGAAACTTGCCACTATAGACATATCTTTGGGCAAACTCTAACTGCATACTATTTGGAACTATTCCCATGCGTTCGTTACGTTCAGCTTGTGCATAGATAGTTATGTTTTTCAACTTTTTCAGTTGTTCAACCCTGTAGGATGCGTTCTCTAGGTCACTGGTAACCAGCAGATAGATAAACATCCTGTAAGGTTTGACCCCATACTTTTGTAGTTTTTCGGCAGTATTTAAGATACTTTCAACTTGTGCCACGGTATCACAACTAAAGCGTAGGTACTTAATCCAATGGACGTTTGCTAAAACTTTAGCTATCTCATCTGTAACCAGCCGTGCGTCCATGCCTTGATTTAGGTCTATGTGATATTCAGTGTGGCTAAGTTCTTCTAACTGCTCGATGCCGTAACCACACGCTAAGATGTTGTTATCCATTAGCACTAATTTATTAGTGTCATGGCGGACTAGTTCTTTCCACGTGCGATAAGGTCTAATCTTACCCTCTTTTTTCGGAACGACACACCAACGGCAATTTCTAATACATCCTCTAGTGATAAACCCTATAGCATAATCGCAATTAGGATAGATTGAGTAGTCTGGAAAAACCTTATCTATCTCCGATGGAAGTTCGTCAAAAATTCCGTAACCCGTTCCACCTTTGATGGTATTAGGCGGTAAGTATGGGTTTTCGGGAGTAAAGTCGAACACCTTTGAACTATATACAATGTCATATGTATCTAAAGGTTGCCACCATTCCACAGTATCGCCCAAAGATTTGTGATAGGCTGAAATCTTTATAAGTGCGTAATTTGGGAATGTCTTATTCTTAATTGAATCCATTTCGCTATCGTGTAAGCCTATTAGCACCTGCTTGCACCTCCTAAAATGGTACATATCCCGAATCTTGTTGTGGCTGTTGTGGTTGTACCTGTTGATACTGTGGAGAACTCTGTTGATAGTTCACCTGTTGGATATACTGTGGTTGAGTATACTGTTGCGGTGGTGCTTGTGCCTGTTGATGTTGCGTGTTATCGCTAAGTGTGAAGTTCACGCTATCCACCAGCACGAAAACCTCGTAACGTTGAACGCCGTTCTTGTCGGTGTAGTTGTTGTTACGCATAGAACCCTCAACAAGGATAGGTTTGCCTTTCCTGAAAAACTTCTGTATGAAGTCCGCAGTGCCACGCCAAGCTTGGCAGTTGATAAAGTCCGCCTCTTTAGGCTTATCCTTAGACTGTGGACGGTCTACTGCCACTGTAAAACGGCAATTTGCAACGCCGTTCTGTGTCTGTCTGTAGTCAGGGTCAGCGGTTAAGCGACCCATTAATATAACTCTGTTCATGATTTTCCTCCTAATTCGAGTTCGTTTTGTGCTAGAAGTTTCAAAGCCGAAACGCTGTCATTAACTCCTTGGAGTTCCTTATCATTAGCGGATATGAAAGTTCTAGCCATTTCATACATTCTTCCTAGATTAAACATAGCATCAAGAATAGTTTTTACGTCCAAAATATTTTCCTCCTAACGTTCAAAGACAATTCCATCAAAGGAACGCTTGTTGACCTTTACCATGATGTTTGCGTATCTGTCGGTGTTGACGTGAATGTTTACCAGTTCATCAGCACCGACAAACAACGGATAGCCGTTAATCTGTGCATCGTCCACCAAGTCGACGTTGTCGGCGAAGTCGAACGCTTGTAACCCATGCTCATATTCGCCCTTACGTGCGACCCTATCCAACACAGTGCCAATATCGTAGATGTTACCCTTTTTGAAGTAACCATCACCAGATATGCACAACATAAAACTAGATTGTACTAACTCATTGTGTGACATTTTCGCCCTCCTATAGTTTGATAACCACGACTTTGCCTTTTTTCTTGTGTTTGTGTTTCTTAGACTTTTTACCCTCTGTAACGTCGCTGACGTCCTCAATGTGGGGTATTTCCGCCTTGGGCAGTGAAACTATACTACCCACACTCACGGGTTGACTTTCCGTCGATTTTGGAGCTACGTCGGGGTTAAGGTCAAGGTAATGAATCGGACTGGTCAGCTTTTTAGTAGCCTTGCAATAGTCGCACTTGCAACACCTTGACGGCTCAACCTTACCCAGCTTGATATCCTGATAACGTGGGGCGTTTGCCTTGACCAGTTCCAAACATTCGTCAAGTCGTGCTTGGTCAATCTGCATGATTTCGAGGTTTGGAACTTTTTCCTTAGTCACTGCACATATGTAGACTGGGAGCTGTTCACCAGTGTTTTGCCTAACCAGTTCTTGATATATCGCCAGTTGAATGTCATATCCGTAAGCCTCAACGAATGACATCTTGCGATGATTTTTCCATACTGGCTCGAAATCTTTGCAAGTCTTCAGGTCAACTATACATTTGCCCTCGATGTAACTGTCTAGTTTACCCTTGAATGGAACGTCGGCAATAGTACCGGTAAAGATTTTTTGCTTTTCTCCGCCCATGTATGCCATAAACTTTTCATCGGATTTTACACGATTGATTAACTCTTGAGCTTGTACAAATTCCGCCCTTAACGAACCTTTCTGTGTAAATATTTCGGGATGGGAGGATGTAAAACCCTCCAACGTTCCCTCAAACCAAGCATCCACATAAGAGCCTATCAGCATAGCAGAAGTGGTTTCGGTTTTGTATTCGCCCTTGAACTTCGCCAACTCTTGAGCTTCACAATTTTGAAACCCTTTGAACTGACTAGCACTCATGTAGCTTGTATTTTCGTAGTAGTTTTTGTTGTTTAACATTATTTATTCTCCTCTCTCAGTTGTGGCAATTTACCATGAGTAGTTGCACCTGTCAATATGTAGTCCGCAGTGGTGTCATAGTATTCTGCCAATTTAACAACTCTGTAACTGGTGGGAATCCTTTTCCCAGACTCATACAAGCTTATATCTTTAGCAACAAAGCCTATTTCTTTAGCGACTCTTTTTTGAGTTATGCCCTTTTCTTTCCTTAAGCCTTGTAACCTATATGCAATAGCTGATTTATCAAGCATTATTTTTATCTCCTTATAATACATCCAACGCCTTTCTATCTTGTACTTGTATTTGCGTGATATCTTCGACTTCACCCTCCACGGATACGCCCATCAAGATACTTGGGCAATACACTCTAGCGAAAAACGCACTTGCACGGTAACCCAACATTAAGTCGGTAAGGGTCAACCATTTTTGATTTCTAGTCCAACCCTCAGCCTTAGCCATGCCCATAGTTACGCAAGTACCTTTGACTATTTGCCCATCGGAAACCCTAGTAGCTTGTATGTAACAACCCCTTGAATCTGTGTTAGGTTCGCCGACGTACACTGGTGTAACGTCCTTGAAGTTTGGATTTGCTTGAATGAAACTCATACAAGCTTGACCACTCCATGATGGTTTGCCCTTAACCACATACAAGGATTGCATGACCATCAAAGGGGACACGCCCATGCGGTTAGCCATATCGATGGCAATCATGCAATCAGCTGGTTTACCCTTGTATGCATCGGGAATAACTTGTGCTTGGCTCATGATTTCGCCCAACTTGTAAGCACTACGCATATCGCTGTAGATTCCAGTAGATAGCTCATTCTTTTGAACATTTGACAATTCGTTATTCATCTTTTGATATTTCCTCCTCTAAAGTTTTAATAAAGCACTTAAAAGCTTTAAAATCATCTGGGTAAAGTATGAACGCCACTCCACCACTTTGATGTATTTTCTCAACGTTGTAGTATTGCAAGTCGGAAACTCTTCCGCCGTTAGCTTTGAGTTCCACGCTCACAAATACGCCCTTAACGCAACACACCAAATCAGGAATGCCCGAACGTGTATAAATTCCGCCACCCCAATACTTGATGTAGTAGATACCCTCATCGTTGAGGAACTTTTCGACCTTGTTTTGAAAATCCTTCTCCTTGCCCATCACTCAAACTCCTTTTCAAACAATTTTTCGGTGTAGTCTTTTCTAACCTTTAAAACCTCATAGATATGTTGTTCTATGGAGTTGCCACACGTTAAATAGTAGTAAAAACACGGCTTATCTTGACCTAAACGATGTGTACGTTTCTTGGATTGCTCAAACAGTTCACTGCTAAGTGGTGGACTAAAGTACACAATCTTGTTGGCTTGTTGTAGGTTCAATCCAAATGCACCCGACTGAAATTGAATCAAAGTAACGGAATTTTCAAAATTCTCAAACGCCGATAAATCCTTACAATGCCCATTCACAACCGATATAGGTCTATCATTTGAACTACATATTTGTGCGAGTTCGTCAAGCTCACTATCGAAGTTATAGAACACAATCAACCTATCTTCTGTGGACTGTAACAAATCCTCAAATGCCTTGAGCTTGTTGGGGTTGTAATCACCACATAGTTGACGTGCATACAACATCCTTTTGAGCGGAGTATCTCCAACGAACTCAACGCCATCAAGATTTATGTAACGTGTTTTCAAAAACCGTCTGTAGTGTTGGGTCACGCTTACGTTAATGTTGATATCTGTTTGACTGGGTAGGTTGAAAACGTCATCGGTTTTCATAAATACCGCCCCATGCAAACGTAGATTCTGTTTCAGGACATCAACGTTTTTGTAACCGTCCACAATTTTGACTGGAAATCCACCGCCAAAGGACTGTTCATGGTACACGACATAGTCGCTGTAGTATTGCTTTTTCGTGACGTTCCAACCCAACAACTTGCACTGCGGAAGTAACTTTTCATACTTGCCACCACAAGGCGTTCCAGATAGAAGTATCACATTAGTAGGTTGCAACTTTTTGAGAATAAACTCCGTGCGTTTGGACTTTTCATTCTGTATCAATGAAGATTCGTCCAACATCAACGTGAACGTGTGCAACTTAGCGATTTCGGGTCTCCTTATGAGCAAATCATAGTTGATTATGCAAACCGCTGGACTATTTTTTGAGATATTCAAGAACCGTTCCAACTCTGTTTTACTAGTACCGTCATAGACTTCATATCCGTTGTAATACTCCTTGAAATGTTGCACCCAATCGTCAACTTTGGACTTTTGGCACACAACTAGATTATTTTTCAAACCTAACTGCACCATCTTTTCAGAACCTACGAAAGTTTTACCTAAGCCTATTCCGCATATCAAGGTAATAAGCTACCTTGTTGAGCTTTTCTGTATCCTCCAAAGCCTTAGCTTGATGGGGAAATAACTTAATCCTTGACACAATGACCACCCCCTTTTCGCATTTTGCGAAGTTTTCGCCTACCAAATAGGCATTCCTCGGCTGTCCAACCCATACGTATACGACCACCAATAACGTCGCCACTTACTCCTAAAAGTTTCGCCCATTCGGATGCGGTGTGTGTTTCGCCGTTGTATGGTATCAACATTGAACCGTTTTGCTTTCTAGTTTCGGCGAAGTAACAGTTTGACGGCTCGAAGTTCCCGTTGATGTCTTTTCTTTGAAGATATAACTTATCTTGATATCCGTTGTCTAATGCCCACTTGTAGAAGTTCATGAAATCTTCATTCCATTCAGGACACACAACTATGCCCCTAGCACCGAGATATTTGAATCTATTGCTGTTGGGGTTTTTGCAATCGCCACGTATGCGAACCCACATGTTGTAGAGACGGGTATCAGTTAGTCCATGCTTATAGCGACTCATTGATTTCACCCCCAGCCCATTGGGTAGCCATAGCTTCGGCAATGCCCTTAAAAGTCTTAGAACGTAACTTTTGACGTTCCTTACCGCCCTTGTTGAACCAATCAGAAAAAGTAGTAGTAGTGCCATCACGTTTAACATACGTGCGAATGTCGCACGGTTCTACTATATCCGTAGGTTGTAGCTTGGGTAGATTTTTCAGCCAAAGACACGTCTTTTTTCGGTAAGGGTCACCGAACTCATACGGTTGTACTATCTGGTCAGGTTTACGGTATATCGTTGACATAATGCCTACAGGATTTTCTATGGCTATCTTGTCACAATCAGCGTTTGCCATAGCCATGAAAAAGTCGATACCTTGTTGCTGTCTGCCATCGGCACGTTTCTTTGCGAAATGCCTAGCACCGCTAATTGCAAGGTGTGTACATGGTGGAAATGCAATAATCATATCCCATTTTTTATGAATGCCAAATTCAGCACCGTCTTGCATATGGATAGTTGTATTACCGTTCAAGATTTCACGCACATCATGCTGTATATGCCATTCAGGATGCCCACCACTACATTCTTGAACATCACAACTAAACGCTGTATGCCCTAGTTTGCGTAGTGCTATCGTTACTACTTGTGATTCTTCACACGCTACTAGTACTAACATCTAAACTCACCCCCTTTACACCAAACACACTGTAAAGACTGATAGCCTCTTTTGGCACTCCTTATATATATCGTGATAGTCCATACCTTGAACGATACATTCATGTATGGTACTCTTCATGACGTTTTCAACTACGCTAAGAGTGTTCAACTGTGATATGTGAGCTTCATCCCTGTTGGTGATACCCACAACCTTGTTCGCCAACTTTGAGTAGATGGTGTAGTATCTAGTAGCGTTCTTAGAACCGTTCGCTTGAGCATACTCTACAAGTTCTTTAACGGCATCCGTTTCAGCCTTGCGGTTGAGCTTGGATAGCTTTCTGCTCTCTACCCATTCATCGGTGTGGCGTTCCATGATAAACTTTCGCATTTCGTAGAACTCTTTTACCAAAGCCTTTTTGAACTCTCTAACCACTGGTGTGTTCTTCATGTAGGTCATTAGTAGGGTGGTTTGTTGTTCGTTTAGTAGGTAGATTTTCTTGTTTTGAATACCACCTTTTGTCTGCAAGGGTGTGATTTCAAATCGCACCCTTCCGAACTCCTTAAGGTCATCTTGATACTTTTCTATAAGCCTTTGAACTGACCTATAGTTGCTACCAGTACCATCTGCTATTATTTCGGAAGTTGTAAAAACGTCATCTTGCTTTAGAATTACTAATTCTTCATTCATGATAAAACTCCTTTGCTTTAGTCGCCACGTTCTTGAACCCATTGTTCAAAGAGTTTGGTGTAGATTTCGCACTCTACTGAACCGCTAGGCATTCTCACTGCATTAGCAAAAGGGTACAAACCTTGCAAAGCAAACGCTCTAAAACGTGGCGGACTGATTGATATTCCTAATTCACGCATTTTAGCGACACATTCTTGAACGGTCATAGTTCTAATCATTTTTATCCTCCTTTAATTTGTTAAATCCTAAAACGTCGTTAGGTGTACAACTTAGAATCTCACAAATTGATATCAGTTGATTAATATTTGGTGTTCTTAACCCCTTTTCCAGTTGGAATACAAATTCTTTGGAAGTCCCTAAACATTTGCCAACCTGTTCGAGTGTAAGTCCGTGGTGTTCCCTAATCGTACGAATATTACTACCTACGTTCACGCTATCACCTCCTTTCAATACAAATTGCCTTAGCACTTCATCTCACGACCGTTAAGGTATACGACGTTCTTCTTACCGTCCTTAGATTCTACCACCTTAATCTCGATGGTGGACTTGTCTTCAAGCAAGAATTTCATGAGTGCGTTATCGGTATAATAACCAGCCATTGCACCGATTAACGCTGAAACTATCGCAAACAACACAATACATACGATTAATGACATTACCATTCACGCTCCTTTCTAGCCTTTTCGTGAGTTTCAATCCACTTGTGGCAGTCCTTACGACCGAAACCTTGATAGACTATCGTCCATCTTAGTTTGTCACCTAGTAGCCAAAAGCCCCAAACGTCGTAGCAAGGTCTAGACTGATAACCAGCGTCGAAGTATTTTCTCACTGGGGACTTCTGTAGTTGATACCTCTTCCTATTACTTCTTGGATATTGTGCCATTGATAAACCATCCTTTCATATAATATCATCTAGTGTTAGTTGTCCATCTAAGTCACGATGGTGGCGTTCGTTAGAACCATATACCCACCAGTGGAACACATCTTCGGGAGTCTTCCATGATGTTTTCTCTACGCCACGTTCATGAAGTTTTTCTAACATCTTTGCAAATGCACTCAAGTACATCTTTTTGAAACCAGGGTAACGTTCAAAGTCAGACTCACGGGTTTTGTAATATGCTTGCGGACAACCGATACAGCCAACACGTTTAAAACCGCATTGGTATAAGGGATTGCCCTCGCAACCTTGAGAGTGTAGGAACTCCCACACGTCTTCGTCAGTCCAATCTATGATAGGGTTTAGGATACGTTTATGTTGCGACATACACACGTCCATAACCTTGCGTTCGTCTGTGTTATCGTTGTTTAGAATAATCCTATCGGACATACGTTTAGCACCTTTCTCAAGGATTCCACGATTCTTAGCACGTTTCATGCTTTCCGCCCACCTAACACCAGTCACTACGAAACGACCCTCACCGCCGTGTTCTTTGAGTTCCTTGCAACAGTAACGAACTGTCCTAGTAGGTGGCATTCCGTTCTCAACTATCATTTGGAACATCGACTTTTTAGGCATTTCAATCTGTAAGTTTGGAATCGTGTGTATGTACTTCCACGTTTCGGGGGCATCTACACCAGTCCAATTGCAGACTAAGTCGTGCTGAACACCTGCCAACTCACACAATATTCTAATGGCGTCGCTGTCCTTACCACCCGAATAGCATACGTAGTATGGTTTATCGTCAAAGCCATTTGATATAGGCTCAAAGTTCTTTATGCGGTCAATAGCCTTTTGAACCTTGTCGAGCTTACCGTCAAGGGTATACTCAATCAATGACATTCTGTTCACCGTCCTTTTGAAGTGTAATGTCCGTGAACTCTTTAGACCAGCGGACTGCCTCAGCGAAGTCCTCAAAGCTCATTGAGAGTTTGCCAAACATATCAGCAAAAATGTAGCCGTTACGCCATCTTTGTAGCCATTCGACTGTGATGCCAGTCTCTTTTGATAGCGACTCCATCTTTTCAGTTTCGTCCATATTTTCTTGACTCCTCTTCAAAATATTTGGACACTTGCAAGTTTCCGACCTCCGCCCAAAAGGCGGAACGCACTAAGCTTGACGGCTGTTTATAGTCGCTTAGTCGACTGTATTTTGCTGTATGCTATCGAGTATGATATCGCACCAAGCATTCGTTATAACCATAGCCTCTGCGGTAGGTAACGAACTTAGATTGCAGTCTTCTAGGTATTTTCCCAGACGATTCCTAAAGTTTTCAAGGCAAAGTCCAAGCATCAAGTTGTCAAGGGTAAGCCCAAAAGTCGGGGGTGAATCGAAATTGCCATAACTATTCATCATAACTTTTATGATTGGTTCAAAGCTTTTCCTTAAGTTCTCAAACTTTTCGTAATCGTAAAGAGCTAAACGCTCTTTCACACTCGGAAGTTCACGGTTTAGCACTCTGTCATGGACTTCATTCCAAAGAACGTCGTAGTCAAATGTTTTTCTATTCTCATTCATGATAAAAACTCCTTTTTCCTTTTTGGTTATTGACAATGAGTCAATTGGGTTAATCGGTCACACCTAAGAATACTTTTAGGTCGGCTTTGTTTACTCTCCAAATCTTGTCTATTTTGAAACCCTTAATAGTTCCGTTCGCTAAAAGCTGTCTAATGCGTTCATTGCTAAGTCCAAGCATAACCGCTATGTAAGGGATATCCACTACTAATGGAACGTCATCCCATGAAGTAGGATACTTGCTCTTTCCTTGCATATTTACTCCTCCTTTTCGCCCTTAAACCAAACACGCTGTAAATACTGACAATCTCTTTTGACACTCCTTATAAATGTCGTGATAGTCCATACCTTGAACGATACATTCATGTATGGTACTCTTCATGACGTTTTCGACCACGCTAAGGGTGTTCAACTGGCTTATGTGAGCCTCATCCCTATTGGTGATACCCACAACCTTGTTCGCCAACTTTGAGTAGATGGTGTAGTATCTAGTAGCATTCTTAGAACCGTTCGCTTGAGCATACTCTACAAGCTCTTTAACGGCATCCGTTTCAGCCTTGCGGTTGAGCTTGGATAACTTTCTGCTCTCTACCCATTCGTCGGTGTGGCGTTCCATGATAAACTTTCGCATTTCAAAGAACTGTCTAACAAGTTCAGCCTTGAATATAACAACTTTTTCAGTATTCTTCAAAAGAGTTATTAAAAAGGTTGCTTGTGGTTCGTTTAAAAAGTAGCCACTTCTTTTACCTCTGCCCTTAAAACTGCCCTCATATGGGGTCACTTTTTCAGAATCATAAGGGATTAATGCTCCAAAAGTTTCTATTGAAACTTTGTATTTGTTAATGGTAGTCATTAACTTATCATGTCTGATACCAGTACCGTCAGCAATAACCTTAGATGTTGTAAAAACATCATCTTTCTTTAAGATTACTAAATCTTTCATAGTTTAATCCTCTTTTCTTCAGTACCTACCAAGTAATCTACAGTAGTGCCTAAAGCAATAGCTATTAACATTGCGGTATTAACGTTTGGGATAGATATACCATGTTCAATGTTATTGATAGCTTGTTTAGTAACCCCCACTTTTCTAGCTAATTCAGCTTGTGACATACCCTTAGTTTCTCTTACTCGTGTAAGAGCGTCTCCGAAACTTAAAATCATTTTAATTACTCCTTTTTTTTATTGACATTTATGCATAAATGTGTTATAATTCAAATAGTCAATTGGATTGACTATCAACAGTTAATATTATAATTCGGTTTTCCTTAAAAGTCAATAGATTTTTCGGAATTCCTGAAAGTTTGTTAGAACTGCACAAAAATAAAGGGGTGTTTTTATGACTATTTCACAAAGAATTTTCGGAATAATGGAGAAAAAGCACTTAAAGCAATCCGATTTAGCAAATTATTTAGGTATATCTAATTCTTCAGTTTCCGATTGGAAGAAAAAAGGCTCTGTGCCATCTGCAGATAAGATAGTCAAAATTTCGGAATTCCTAAATGTAAGCGTAGACTACCTACTAGGACGTACGGACGAACAGAACAGCACACAGCAGATTAACACTGGTAACGTAGGAAATCACTCACAAGTGAATGTAAACTCTGCAACCCAGTTGGACGACACTACTGGGGAACTAGTAACAGTCTTTAAAGGTTTAAAGTTTAGTGACAAGGTTAAAGTTATGAGTCTAGTCGCTGAACTAAGCGAAAAAAAAGGAGCATAATAAAACGCCCCCACTCATGAGAGTAGGGGCTAAAAATTAAATATAAGAAAGGAGTGAACTAGTATGCTATGCAAGAAGTGTAGAAAAGAAATCCCTGATGACAGTATCTTTTGTAACTATTGTGGTCGTAAGCAGATTGCCGACGAAAAAAAGCCATTGAAGAGGGCGAACGGTCAAGGAACGGTGTACAAAGTAGCTAATAGGCATCGCCCATACAGAGCGTTTCTAAACGCCACATACGATAGTAATGGAAAGGCTCATAGAATCCACTTAGGGTATTTCAAGACTAAAACCGAGGCATTAAATGCACTTAACCAAGCCGTTATTACTCCGCCAAGTGAAAAGGCAATGTACACGTTGGAACAACTCTATACGGAGTGGAGCAAACTTCATTATAGGGACTTGTCCAAGAGTAGCATAGCCTCTAATAAGAACGCCTATAGATACATAGAAAAGTACCGTTCCAAGAAATTTAAGGATTTGAGAACGGAACACATTCAAGTTTGTATAGATGAGGCAGTCAAACTAGGCAAATCAAGAGCCACGTGTGAGAAGATAAGGAGCATTTACTCACAACTATGTAAGTATGCTATGCAATACGATATCATCAATAAGAACTATGCGGAGTTTTTGAAACTTCCTAAAAGCCAAAGGAAAGAAAAGAAAATCTTTACTGATGAGCAGATACAAGTGTTGTTCACTCACGATAGTAACGATACCGCTAAGGTTATCCTGATACTAATCTATACTGGTATGAGAATAGGAGAGCTTTTTGAGGTAACTAAGTCCAACGTAAATCTAGAAGAAGAGTATATAATAGGTGGCTTTAAGACGGAAGCGGGTACGAATAGACTCATTCCACTAAACAAAAAAATCATTAAGTATGTGGAGTACTTCTACAATCAAACCTCCAGTGACTACTTAATCTCGTCTAACAACGTTGGGCACTTCCGAAAATATGAGTTCTACCCATTGCTTGAAAGTTTAGGTATGGATGGCTTAACACCGCATAGCACGAGACATACGTTCGCAACGCTAATGCAAAGAGCGAATGCCAATCCAGAAGACTTAACTAAGATTATAGGACACGCCAATTATAGCACTACTACAGAAAATTACATACACCAAAATATACACAAACTCAAGGATACTATAAACTTAATATAAAGTGTATTTTGGGTGCAACCGTTTAAAATCTTATTGAATTTTAGCGGTCGCAAGTGTACTGAATTCGTAGAATCGTGGACTAAAATCTATCATGTAGGGATAAGATTAGCCGTAAGGCTTAAAGATATTAGATAGTTTAACCCCACAGATATGTAGTTTGTGGGGTTTTGCTTTCACTAGTTTTAGCAATTGGGTGCAACCGCAGTACAATATCTGTTGCAATGTTATGTGGTATACTTCTCAACGTCCGCCTTGGATAACCCAAAATACGTATAGAAGTCAGTCCACTTTGAGTTGTACTTCCAAATGGACGAGTTTCCACGGATTTCGTCACCACGATATTGAGAGCTTGTTCTAACATCCACATGAACGGCTTGATACTTACTCGATATGTTCGCCACTCCGCCGAAACCTAAGTCACTAGCCACGCAACAAACTATTTTTGCGGATATCACGCCGTTGGAGTTCTTGCAAACTATGTCACTGGCTTTTCCTAAAACGTGTTGACCTGAGCCACTACCGCCCACAGCCTTGTCGTGTGTAGCCGTCCTGTAGCCACTGTTGACGGTTATGGACTTGCACTTGAGCTTAGTGAACAGCTTTTCTAACATTTGAACCAAATCATAAGAGATTAGCACGTTGTCGGAATATAGTTTACTGCCACTAATACTTGCGAACTCTTTGACTTGAAAATGTGGTGATACATACGTTGCACCATCCTTAGTATAGCTGAACGTTTTTACACCGCTCCAAGTTGGATATGTGGTACTAGATGTGATTGTCGTTGTGGTGTTAGTAATGGTACTAGTTCCGTAACCGTTAAGCTTTGCGTTCTTAATCTTTGATGGATAGTCCACATAACAGTAGTCCATGTCAACGTCGCCATTAACACCGCTAACAGTTCCGCTTTCGGTGTATTGCCATATGCCATAATCTCCAGTGTAGGAGCATTTTGATGCATAATGTGCGACCCATAAGGCAAACCTACTTTTTATAGTATCAGTGTAAAAGTTAGTAAGATAGTCGATATTGGCGTAAAATCCCGACCACCAGCCTTGATTTTCACAATACTTGCAAAAGGCGTTAGTCACATCAGAAACTAGTTGCTTAGTGGCTGTAATTCCATAGGTTTTCTTGATATAGTCGTGGCTTTGATATTCCCAATCGTAGTACACTGGGAAGTCAATGTGACCCTTATATGTAGAAATCGTATCTATACATAGCTTAGCCTCTATTTGAGCTTGTGCCACCGTGGATGCATATCCGAACCAGTACACACCTATATGCAAACCTTGTGCAATAGCACCTTTCATGTATTCGTGAAATTTAGTATCCACGTTGGAGTTGCCATACCCTGCTTTGATTATCACGCCTTGGATTCCTGCAGTTTTAAGCTTGGCGAAGTCCACGGTTTCATTGTGATGTGATAGGTCTACCATTTTATACTTGATGTCCATAGTTATCCATCCTTTCTAATCCTTATCGTTTCGGAACTCTTCCAAAATATTTTTGAGTTTTTTCGGAAGAGGCACACCCAACTTGCCGACGTTTTCGGTTATGCTGATAGCCTCATTAAAAATCGCCCATGTGCAAGTCATCATGTAAAGCACGTCCTTACCAAAATAGATTTTGTCTATCGTGGAACACATGACTATTATTAACATGATTAGATACTTTTTGTATAAACCTTTAGTCATTATTGCACTTTTTAGCGTGTGGCGTTTGGTGGCTTTTAAAATCCCTGTGAACACGTCCAAGCAAATTAGGCCAAACACTAAGAATATGAGCTTGTTAGTGATTAGAAACTCGTTCATGTTGTCACCTATAGCTCGAACAACGTATTTGTTCCAAATGCAAAATACTTCTTGTTGTTGATAGACCATGTGTAGTTTGCACTCAATGTGGTGCAGTTATAGACGTTGTCGAAACGTTCTACGATGTAATCCGACCTTTTGATTAGATAGTTCACCATGACTACACCCTTTGCAGTTACCCCAAACGTACGACAAATAATACCAGCGGTTTTAGCACAGTCGTTAGGGCCATAGCATGAACAACCAGCTATTAAGGTTTGTCCTGAAGTCCCATCACTAATGTTAGTGATGTTAAGCACCCCAAAGTTTGTAGTAACAACAGTTGAATCGCTAATTCCGAACAGTGGCACGAGCTGATTATATCTTGTGAACTCTATATAGTAAATGTTTTTGCTAACATCTTCGTAGACGTGCATATATATAGTTCTAGTAGTTTTTGAAGTCGTCGTGTAGTTGCTCGAACTATAATACAGTTGCCTTTTGTTTGTGACGCTTCCCGCATCAGATGTTAATATGTATTCAAAATACACTCCAGTACTAGCTGAACCTGTTGCACTAGTTCCGCCACAGTCGTAAATGTGAACCGTAGCACCTGGAACACTAGTAGTACAAGTAAGTTCCAAATCCCCACCAGTTTCAACAGTCCAATCTGTGTATGTAGTGATAGCATCCTTTAGAGCGGTGAAAAACTCTACCGCTGTACCAGTGGATGTAATCTCGTAAGTTCCATTAACCATAGCCATAATTATACCTCCTCATAAGTTCCCATGTATACTGTGGTGTTGTCGTCAACGTACGCAATGACGTTGTTAGATGTCACATAGTTGGACATACCATCACCACCTCCTTTCGATGTACGCCTAAAATTTACGTTGTTGGTGGTTTCAAGCTGAATTTTAGTATCGCCATCAGCCACGACGTAGATAGTACCGCACCAGTCGGAAATACCATCCTGAGTGACGTACACGCCCACATCCCTAAGGATGTCCACGGAACCGCCGTCTATTGCCTTGACACCGTCGCCGTCCGCCACGACGTTAGGCTCTTTGGAAACGTAAACCGTACTGTCGCCCCTGTTGGTAACTAACACGTGAGTACCTCCAGTGAGTTCTACGGTTGTCTCCTCTCCTGATGTTATGCTTATCGTCTTAATCATGAATCAACATCCTTTCACAAATTAGTTTGTTAATACTAAGCTACCATCACTACATTGTATAGTGACGTGCTTGTAGTCGGCTGATTTAGTAGTTTGATATCCTACTGGATATATCTTTGTTGGGAACAAGTCAACGACCCACGCTTTGAAATCGCTGTTAATCGTTCCATCATCGGAATAGAAGTCCGACACTGAACCCTCATAGTATATAGTCTCTAAACGTCTACCAGTAACGGCATACTTTGGAGTAGTAGCACTGCTATCAGTTCGAGTTATCTTCGGCATGGTAACGGTCTTGCAATCGTCAAGATTAATCGTGTAACCTGGTAAGAAGTTTACTTGATTCATCCACGATTCTCCTGAACCATAACCCCAATTGCAAGTTTCACCGAAGTCAAACGCTATGATGTTTACATTACCCGTTTCATCTAATGGCGGTAGCAAGTCCCAATCGCCTTGCATATGTGATTGTACAAGGGTCAAACTATTGCCACTAGGAATGCTACTTGAACCGTCGCTTAGAACGCTAAACCATGCATCTTCATCATAACTATTGGATATCGATTCGTAGTAGTACGCATACAAATAACCCACACCGCTTGGTGGTCTGTGTAGCCTCATGTCCGAACGGCTATGAGAAGTAAATAGCACCTTGTCCGAATTACTTTCGTAACCAAAGAAGTTAGTAAATTCAACGTCATAAGTGCCACTAGTTGCGTAAGTGTGTGCATTTTCAAAAACTTCGTTACCGTAAGCAACTTCGGTGGAATCACCGCTAGAAGATAGTTTCATACCGTTTCTTAATAACACCGTACTAAACTTTGTGCGGTCAACAGTGTCTGTTGCGTTTGTGTAGCTACTCTTTTCCACGCAATTGCTAAGACATACATAGCTAAGTGTTCCGTCACCCCAATATGCAAAACCACAAGTAGCGGTATGAGTCTTATTGTTAAGTGAATTGCATATCTGTGACGAAGTTTCATTTAGAACTTGTAGCAAGTTTACTGTGTAGGTGTTATTTGTCTCCATGTAGCCGTGCCTGTTCAACACAGAAAATATGTCCGAATCACTCTTGTAAAACTCGAAGAAAAGTCGTGTTTTTCTTGGAACTGGATATGAATAGTTTGGGTCATTTTGATAATCGTAATAATCTGGATCATCCGGCTCTTCTTCATGGGCGAACACTAATGCCTTAAAATCATTTTCTGCACTAAGCATATTATCTTTCTCACATATATTGACGTTTTCACCTTTCATCGTCCATAAGCCACCATGGTTATCATAATCGCCTTTTGTACGTAAATACTGGTATACTGCATAGCTATCGTTCGTGTTTTTAGGATTGCCTATATATAAACGGTTATCATCAAACTTGTAAGTAATCTTAGTAGGGCGAAAATCCTTGTAGTAGGATATGCTTGTTGTGCCACTGGTGCAACGTATTGACGCAGTATTTCGTTCATCTTGATAGTGCCTTATATTGACGGATATCGTACGTTCATACGTTCTAAACGTGTACGTACTGATATACGTTGCAACAAACTTTTGACCATCACCTATCTTGAATTGAGCGTTTCCCACACTTGGATATTGGTACGCTGTAGAACAGCAATTCGTGGATGTTGTTCTGGTGGCTTGGACTAAGTTGCCGTCATTGTCATAGCATTGGAATGTCAAATGTGCGTCACATAAATCATTGTACGCAAAAGGTAATCTAAACGGATACCAGTTGTACGTATAACTATCCCAATCCCATGATACTTCTTGCAAGTAGTATATTGGATATTCGACTTCTAACAAGTTGCCAGTATCGGGCGACTTGTAAGTGATTTTCATGTCGTATTCTCCAAACTTGTCATTAGCGTATAAGTAGTAATGGTCTACGTAGCTTTTGCCATCATAAGTACTGTAAGATGCCTCTAGAGCGTCGCACTCCCATGAGTTGTACTCATACGTTGACAAGTAGGTTTCAACCATTTTGCCGTCGGCTTCATGAACCCAATACACTCCTAAAGAAGAAACCCAATATTTCGACTTGTTAAGTTCTAAAAATTCTTGATTCAAATCGGACTCATACACTTTTAAATATTCATTTGGATTCACGTCATCGCCCAAATCCCACACAATGACGGGTTCACCGTTAATCACTTTGTATACACGTTGGATTTGTTTCATGTCACCGTCAACCATCCTGTAGATGTTCGTGGGTGTATCAGTGTTGCTGAAATTCCTGTGAATGTTCCTTATTGCCACAATGTCACCCCCCTACTTGTATACGTAGTACGTATGATTTGATTTGAACTTTGCAAGGGCGTCGAAATCCGTCTGTGTGATATCCGTGCAAGTGTAAGGGGAAATCATACGACGAACAAGGTTGTCCGACCTTGCGATGGTGTTCTCAAACCTGTCACGCCTTGCAACTGAACCTTTGAAGTTTCCAAGAGTCAAGGATGTTACTTCACCAGTCAAGGCATCTGTAACTTTTTTAATGATCTTCTGTTGGGTTGATATGCCTAACTCTTCCGAATATATCGTACCCGTGTCACCTACGTTGAAGTTAGCAATGTTAGTGAAATCCTTGTACATTTCGGAATTTTTCAGTTTAGCGACGTTCACGGTGTACGTGATAGTTGGTTCCCAATGTTCTTCGAAGTATTCGGACATATCGGAGGCTAATTCAGCAAAGTTGCACTCATTGTAGTTGAACATCTTTCCTAACGAATAGTTGTGTGGATATTTTGGACTGCTGACATATGCAACGTCGTTGACATTGCCGTAGTTGTCAAAAGTGTGGAGATACGTACACAAATTAG